CTAAACAGAAACGGTTGTCGTGGGGTAATATAGATTTTTCTCGGAGAGGCAATCAGTATTGACCCCGACATAGAAAAACAAGACCTTGCATCTAACGATGCGGGGTCTTGTTTTTGTTCTCCGAACTATCCTCAACCTTGCATAGATACCGGATTTTAGGGACATTTTGTTTGGAATCACCAGGGCGGGGGGGGGCAAACGGGGGCGAAGCCCAACAGAACAAACAGCTTTGCCTTTTCGAGAAAAATCTATATTGCCCCACGACATGGTGATATTCCTGGATGGTGTTTTTGGGGATTTGGCATCAGACTTAAAACGCCTGTGTATCAAGGCTTTTTGGCGATGACATCTCCCAAATCCATCAGTGTTAATTCCCCAAAAACTGCTTGACTTCGTTTTTGGGGACTGCTTTTGGGGAATTGGCAGGATGTTCCCATAGGGGAGGACTGCAAGTATGAGGAAGAAGAACTTCAAAGGACGATGTGAGAAGCGGGTGTTGGGTAAGTTTGCTGAGGTGTGCCGGACGTATGACGCCATCCAGTACGCCTATGCCGACCTGCTGCAAGCCAGTGATGAGATTACGGAGATCAAGTGCAATGTCCTGTTGGACGGATTGGAGGTCGGAGAGTATACCTCTGACTTCGTTTGCACCAAGGCAGACGGTGATCTGATGGTCAGGGAGTGTGTCTATCGGAAGTTCCTGATGAAGCCTCTGACGGTGAAGCTGCTGGATGCTTCAAGGGATTACTGGCTCAGGCACGGAGTCACGGATTGGGGGATGGTCATTGATGAAGAAGTATGATCTACTCCGGTTGGGTGACACCATCATCCGAGTGCTGGAGGCGCAAGGCGATAGGGTCCTGGTGATCGACTGCATCAAGAGGACGATGCCTGTATGGGTAGAGATAACGGCTCTGGAATCCTACTCCGAGTGTACCAGTAATGAACTGTCCGAGGTCACAGGGGTTATCACGGCTGATATTGATGCTTTGGATGCCGACCAGAGGAAAACCATGTATGAGAGGTACACGATGATTGCTCCTGTTCTGTCGTTCCTGACTGATGATCGGATGCGCTCTCGGTTGATCTGCTCTGCGGCAGAAGAACATGGGGTGTCGAAACAGACCATCAGGGGCTATCTCTGTCTGTATCTGATCTACATGGATGTGACTGCTCTTGCTCCCAAACGTCGGGAGGATGATCGAGTGTTGACCCAGGGCGAGAAGAATATCCGATGGGCCTTAAATAAGTTCTTCTACACCACGAAGAAACAATCTCTGATGACTGCCTACACAATGATGCTCAAGGAGAAGTATTGTGATGCCCTGGGAGTACTCGCTGAGGAATACCCGTCCTACTATCAGTTCCGGTACTTCTATCGTAAGACCAGGAACCTCCAGAACTTCTATATCTCCCGTGATGGATTGAAGAACTACCAACGGAACAACCGTCCTCTGACTGGTGAAGGAGTACAAGAGTTTGCTCCTGCTGTCGGCGTTGGAATGTTCGATGCTACGGTGTGTGACATCTATCTTGTCAATGACACTGGAAGTCTGGTGGGTAGACCAATCCTGACAGCCTGTATTGATGCCTATAGTGGCTTGTGTTGTGGGTACTCGTTATCGTGGGAAGGTGGTGTCTATAGTCTCCGTGGGCTGATGCTCAATATCATATCGGACAAGGTTTCATGGTGTAGTAGGTTCGGTATCTCTATTCATCGTGAGGGCTGGGATTGTGATATGCTTCCGGCTACGTTCATCACCGACATGGGAAGTGAGTACACATCCGAGAATTTTGAGCAGATTGCAGAGCTGGGGGTTAAGGTTGTCAATCTCCCTTCCTATCGTCCAGAGTTGAAGGGGCTGATTGAGAAATTCTTCGATCTGGTACAGGAGAGTTACAAGAAGCACTTGAAGGGCAAGGGTGTCGTTGAGCCTGACTATCAGGAGCGTGGTGCTCACGACTACCGGAAGGATGCCTGTTTGACCATGGCTGACTTTGAGAAGATCATTCTTCATTGCATCATCTACTATAACTCTCGGCGAATAGTTGAGAGCTTTCCGTATACTGAGAACATGATCGCCGCTCAGGTGAAGCCCTATGCCTCCCAAATCTGGAATTGGGGAAAATCCCAAATTGGGGCCAATCTCATTGAAATTGGGAAAAGAGAACTGATGCTTACCCTCCTGCCGAGGACTACAGGTAAGTTCAGTCGGTCAGGGTTGAAGGTGAACAAGCTGCGGTATCACTGTGAGGGTTACACGGAACAGTATCTATCTGGCGGTGATGTGACTGTAGCCTACAATCCAGAAAATGTGACCTCCGTATGGGTGTTGGAGGATGGTACATACACCGAGTTCACTGTGATTGAATCCAGGTTTGAGGGTAAAGACCTCACAGCGGTGCAGGAGCTACAGACCAGCCAGAGGGACATTGCCAAAGGTGCAGCCAGAGACAATCTACAGGCTCAGATCAACCTTGCCCAGCATATAGAAGCCATTGTGGGTAGTGGTACTGGTCGTGGTGATGTTCACATGAAGAATATCCGTAGTACCAGGAGACAAGAGCAGACCAAGAACCACCGGGACTACATGAAGGAGGGGATGAGCCATGAGTAATCTGTCTGATGTTATCCGTATTCTACCACCGATGAAGTCTGGGAGTGAGTTGCTGTCTGCCCTGGAAGTGTTGCCAGAGTATGATTCTGCTATCTGTGATGCTGATGCTCCGATTCGACTAGAATCGTTGAACGAAGCCTACCAATTTCCATTTACCCACTTCCTTTCATAAAGGACTTTTTGTCCTGCCCCACATTAGGAGTTGTTTTAAAACTTCTATATTGTATTATAAGAAATAAAATGATAAAATAAAAATATCAAAAGACATGAAATAAGTGAAAAACAATGGAATGGGATTAAGGATAAGCTTCTGCCTGAAAGGAAGCCGCAAAGGGGCCGCCAAGGAAAAGCAACCGGGAAATGCTCAACGCAGTTCTGTACTGGCTGAACACAGGGATTCCATGGAGGGATTTACTGGAGCGGTTCGGCCCATGGCAAAGCGTATACAACCGATTTGGGGTATGGACAAAAGCTGGAGTATAGGAAGATAGCTTATCAGCCCTGATTGAGCAGGATTTGTCGGACGAAACAACGCTGATGCTGGACAAGGACTCTGGTCAAGGTTCACCAGCACGCCAGTAGTGCAAAAAAGAGGGTATCACGAAGAAACAGAGTGAAGTCGGGGAGGCTTGACGACAAAAGTTTATACGGTAACGGGTGGGCTTGGAAATGCGTTACGCTTTTTGCTCTCCAATAAGAATCGTAATGATGCACGAGCTCTACAGATCAAAGTATATTAGTACAGTCACAAGCAAAAAATAATTTGAGGCGTATTTTCCGTATTTAGGCAAATTTCCTTCACGATGTTATGCCAAAAATCACGGCGCTGAACTGGCGTCATAGCGGAATAAGCTGCCTGAAAATCCGCATGAAGATAAGTGCGCAAATGTTCAAAGTCAGGGCGTCGAGGTTCGACCTGAGCTATATCCAATTTCTCACGATACTTTTCGTAGTCCGCTTGATATTCCTCCAAGGTGATATAATCCTCTATGTACAGCTGCTTGAGCTTTTCCAGCTTGCGCAGTATTGCCGCCCGGTCTATTTTGGGACGCATTGGCGCAGCTGAGGCAGATTCCCATTGCATTTGATAGGCATCCAATTCTGATCGTATGTGTTCCAGCAGCCATGCTTCCAACTTTTCCTCGTTGACTTCTTTCCGGTGCGGGCAACGATGATACTGCATTGCGGTAGGGCAACGGTAAAGATGGTATTCCCAGTTATGCTCCTTGCGCTTGGTGACCGCGTACCGGCCTGCCATTTTCCGACCGCACTCCGCACAGATCAGCAGGCCGGAAAACAGGTAGATTCGCCCGGTTTGATTATGGCGAATGGATCGCGCTTTCAAAAGCTCCTGCACCCGGTCAAATTTCTCTGGCGGGATCAGGGGCTCACAGTAAGCGGGGTTATCACGGTAGACACCCTTGTAGAGTGGATTGGCCAGCATACGGCGGGTACCGTCCAGCCATAGAACGCGGTTAAACTGTTCTCCCACTTCCCGGACCGCACGGCTAATGCTACGGTGAATTTCGTAATGGTGAAACAATTCCCGTACAATCGGCGCTGTTTCCGGGTCTGGAACGATGTGCTTGTCCTCCACCTTCAGACCCAGCGGGGGATTACCGAAAATCGCCTCACCCCGCGACACTTTGTTTTGAAAAACAAACTTGATTCGGTCGCTGTCCCGATCGCTTTCATCCTGAGCCACGGAGAGCCGGATATTGATGTACAGCCGGCCGTTGGTAGTTTCCGTGTCATAGTGCTCCTGGGTGGTCTTCCAGGCTACGTTATGTGCATCCAGTATTTTTTGCACTTCGTAATAATCCGCAATATTCCGGAACCAGCGATCCAGTTTGATAAACAGGATCACGTCAATTTCTCCGGCTTTGACCTTTTCCATCATCTCCATAAACGCGGGACGGGCCGTGTACCGCTTTCGGGCGCTCTTGCCCTCATCGATGAATACCCCGGCTATGGCGTAGCCATTCACTTTTGCGTACTCCTCAAGATCCTCCCGCTGGGCGGGGATGGAGTAGCCTTTTTTAGCCTGCTCCTCGGTGGATACCCGAATATACAGCGCGGCGCGGCGTACCGGCGGCGGGTAAATCGGCTCTTTGCGCATAAAAAACACCTGTCCTTTCAAAAATGGTTGCAATGAATCAAGGACAAGTGCTATAATAGTCTCGCTCTGGAGAGCTATTGGCAGGCACCTGTCCTTGTCCAATAGGTTTCCTTGCCGCCCTTGGTGTTGCAGCACCAAGGGCGGCTTTTTTTATTCGTACCAGCCTTTCAGCCCACGTCGGACTCTTTCACAGACGAGGTTTGTGCAGCCCGTATCTTTTCAGAAAGAAGCTGCTGCCGGTATCGTTCAACCTCTTGGTCAATTTCCTGCTCTGTTTCCGGCTTTGCCGGCAGCGGGGCTTGTTCAGGAACAGCGGAACGGCCATCGAGTATTTCCCGCAGATAATCTTCCAAGGCGCCCCACTGGTCTTCATCCAGACGATTCAGAACAGAGATTAGGCGGTATTTAAACTCGGCTTTCCTACCCTCCATCATCCGTTCAACCATGTGCTGAATTTCATCCTTCCGGCTCTGCGGCTGGTTGAACATCTCCCCTTCACCTGTCCGGAGCCACTGCTCGCTGACGTTGAACTCCCGGCAAATGAGGGAAATGACAGCATCAATAGGTTCACTGCGTCCAATTTCATAGGTTGCGACAGTGTTTCTTTTTACCCCAATACGGTCAGCAAACTCTTGTTGAGTGAGATCTTTCAATCTTCGTAATTTGCGCACGCGTTCACCAAAGGTCATAGTATCACCTCTTTCTGTATAATAGACTAGCACACAAAATGTCGAGTGTCAACAAAAAATTGAAAAAATCACAAAATACAGTTGACAAATGATTTAATTAGACGTATAATAGTCAAAAAATCACAAGAAACGAGGTGAAAGGAAATGGATATGCAATATGAGCGAAACGGCGACCGTATCTTCGTAACGGCAAACGGTACCCCAAAAGAAATTGCTGGTCTTATAGCGGCACTACAAGACCAGCAGGACGATCCAGAATACGTGTTGGTTCGGAAACCGTACCAGATGCGCTATTCTCTGGTCAAAGTCAGCTCCGGGCGAGAGTCATCTTTGGACGCTAAATAGTAGCTCCAAGCCAAGACAAAGGTTTCTTGAATTACAGAGTTCTCATGGCTCTTTGCGGAAATATGATCGAGGATTTCCCCGAAATAATCTTCTTCTGGAAAATCTGGATCACGCGCAATATCGTCCGCAAGGTCACCTATCGGCAAATCGACGCCCTTAAAATTCAGAATCCAAGTTTTGAATGTCCAAGGTCGCTCTTTACTGTACATCATCTTCACCCCCTTCCCCCAGTCAAATTGTACCATAGACAGGCGGGAGGGGACAACCCAAAAGAAAGCGAGGTAAGAAAATGTCTGAGAAAGGAAAGAAAATCCTTGAAACCATCGGCAAAGCCCTCCCAAGCCTGTCCGATCAGGAAGTGGATAAGCTGCTGTCATTCAGCGAAGGCATGGCCTTTATGGCAGACTGCAAGAACCGCGCCGCCGGTAAGGCGGAAAACCAGAGCGAAGGGAGGGAGATCGCGTGAACGACCTCGAAATCCGGCGCGTGCCCTTTATGGGCGCAGAACTCATGGCGGCTCGCGACAATGACGGGCAAATCTGGGCGGGCGTCCGCTGGATGTGCGACGGCATTGGGCTGAGTGAGGGTCAGCGAAAGCGGCAGGTGGCCAACATTCAGACCGACACTATCCTTTCCAAAGGGGGATCAAATTTGGTCCTCCCTACCAACGGAGGCTTGCAAGAAGTTCTCTGCCTGAAATTGGACTTCGTTCCTCTCTGGTTGGCAAAGATCAGCATCACGCCCACGATGGAGCGGGAGACCCCGGAGCTGGCGGAACGCTTGGAGCAGTACCAGCTTCACGCAAAGGATGTGCTGGCGGCGGCGTTTCTGCCCTCGTTCTATGGCGCAGAGGAAACAGCGCTGACCCCGCAGCGCGTGCTTACCCCGGATGATTACCTGCGGGCGGCTTCCATCGTGGCAAACTGCCGCAACGAACGGCTACCCTATGTGTTGGGTTTTCTGGAACAGGGCGGGTTTGAGATAACCGAAGTGGAAAACACTAAACACCCGGACTATGAACTGGCCTACCTCATCAACAAGGCTATCAACGAGTACGGATTTTCCTGTGTCCAAATCGGCCAGCTTACCGGCATTTCGCGGGGGCAAATCCACTGTTACCGCAATGGCCGTATACCTCACGGCAGCCGTGCGAAGTATATTATCCATGTGCTTACAGACGCGATCGCCAAGTTAGAAACGAAAAGCGCCCTGCCAAGTGCAGCGAACACCTGACAGGGCTGGCGGAACCCATTGACACATCCAATCGGCCCGCATGAGGATAGTATAGCATCTTCCTGCTGGCTATGCAAGGAGGAATTTCTGTGACCGAAAAAGAGCGCAATGTACTCTATCACACACAGCTGACCCCGGAAACCCCGCTGTGTGTCAACTGCCGGCATTTCTACCAGCATTTCAACGAAAAAGGCCAGACGGTTGAATGCGGACACTGCGTATACCCCCGGGTCAAGACCCGGATGCCCTATGACACCTGCGAGCACTTCCAGCGAAAGGAGGTGGAAACGTGAGACAAGTGGAGGGAGGCGTATTCTTGAATGAGCCGAATATCTGGCTGATTGCGGAGACACTGAGAAAGCTGCTTAATGAATCCGTCGCGAAGGACTGCGGCGTGGAGCTGACAAAGGTTACTGTCGTGCGGAAGGATACCGGAGAAGCAGTACCACCGGGGAAACGGAAGGGGTTGGTGTAAGTTATGGCCCACGCCGTCCGGTTTCGCCGGGAAAGCCAAACGGAGTTTTCCAAACAGTTTTCAATCCTGTGCAATACCAAAAGTGCCTGGGAGGTTTGGACAGACTTTGTGACAATGGCCGCGTTGACGATCTCCAATGCCTTTGACAGAGAAGGGCCAACCCATGACGACCGGGAGCAGCAGTACTTACGGACCATAAAGCGGTACCCCGAAAAGAAACGGCTGGTTTTTCCACAGCTGTTTGCCCTGACCGTGGAAGCTCTGGAAGCCAACCCGGATCAAGATTTTCTCGGTGAAATGTTTATGGGCCTGAACCTCGGGAACCACTGGAAAGGGCAGTTTTTCACCCCGTACAGTATTTGCTGGCTGATGTCTGAAATCACAGTCGCAGACCTAGAGGCGCGTATCGAGCAGAAGGGCTGGGTTGGCATTCATGACCCGTGCTGCGGCGCTGGCGCACTGCTGATCGCCGCTCGCAATACGATGGTTCGTCAGAATCTTGGCTTTCGCAATGCGCTCTATGTGGCCCAAGACATTGACCGAACGGCGGCACTGATGTGCTACATACAGCTGTCACTTTTGGGGTGTGCTGGGTATGTGATAGTGGCGGATTCCCTCCTGCATCCAGTGATCGGAAAAACTCCGCTTCTGATTTCTCCTATGCCGGAGCAGGAAATATGGGTAATGCCAGCACTTTACGATGAAGTGTGGGCCGCGCGTATCCAATGGGAGCGGATGCGGTTGGCGTTGGAGCGTTTGGGTATTATGAAATCTCCGCAAGAACCAAAAAATCCAGAACCGGAGCCCGTCCCTGTGCTGTCAAAATCCGTACAGGCGGCTCCTGAGACAGGCACTATGCCGCTGAACGAAGGATTTGAGGGCCAACTGACATTGTTTTGAAAGGAGGAGTGTTATGCGCTACGACGTGATGAAAGCCTACCTGCTGCTGTGTGAACTGTACGGCTGGCCGCAATCCTTCAAGGGCCTGCGCGCATTCGTGTGGCAACTCAAGCATGGTTATCGCAGCATCTGGCTTGGAGAGGAGGAACACATAAATGAGCAAAATAGAACCGCTCACGTTGAAGGAACGGGAGATGGCAGAACAGTATCATTACTTGGTGGACAATTTCCTTCAACGTAAGCGCTTGGCGCCGAACCAGTATTACGACATTGTGATTTTTGGGTATTTGCAGGCTATTCAAAGGGAGTGCCGCAATCCGAGTCCGACACACCAAAAGAATATTTACGGGCTGATTGAAGTTTGCATGAACCGAGCGGTCCTCCAAGAGTGGCGGCGCCAGTACCAGATTAAGCGAACGGGGGACCGCAAGCATCTGAGTCTGGACCGCATACCAGCACACACGGACGATGATGAGCTGTCTTTGTATTCTGTCATCGCTGACACCCAACAAAATACAGAAACGCAAGTTGAAGCCCGAGACCTTACTGAACGGATTCGTGCCATTGCGACACCACGAGAGCGGGAAGCGCTTGATCTGGTGTGCTTAGGATATGAAACCCGTGAAGTCGCGCAGAAGCTGGGAATTGCGCGAAACACTGCCAGCCGGACACTTTATAATCTTCGTGTCAAAGCGAAGGCTCTTCGAGATGGCCGAGAGGTTATTAGATGCCCTCAATGGGCGGATGAAAAAGCCAAAAGAAAAAAGCAGGCCTACAACCGGGCCTATTGGCAAGCGCACCAACTAGAGAGCGCTGCAAAGAGCCGCGCTTGGAAGCAAGCCCGCAGGATCGCTCACCCAGAGGAAACGCGTGCGAAAGATCGGGCCTACTATGCTGCCCACCGGGAAGAAATCTGCGCCAGGAAACGAGCCAGAAACGCTGTTAAACGGGCTGAAAAGCAGGTGCGAGAAAAAAAAACCGTCCCCAGTGCTGCGAACACCAAGGACGGCAAGAGACCGCAGTGACACCTTAGCCAAGTTATCACTACCGCTCTATTTTGAATCATCAAAAACGGATTGTCAAGCCCTACATTGCCGTGTAAGTACGATCCTGTTATAAATACACGATGAAAGGAAGGAACAAAATGGTGGAAATCAAAGTTACAGGTAATCTGCCGCTGGAGGCATTGGCGAACCTGACCGCGCTTGGTATGCATTGTATGAAAAACGCGGAGGTCCATGCAGCTGCCAGCCGTATCTTGGAGACAGAGAAGAACACAGAAAAAAAGAAAGCAGCCGCTGCCGTCGAAACGCCCCCAGCGGACCCTTCTGGCCCTACGGCTGGGGGGAATGGCCAGAGTGCAGCCCCTTCTGAGAAAACTGCGCCCACACAGACTGCCGGCAAGGCCCCCAGGTTGGAGGATGTACGGGCAAAGGGTATCGAGGCAGCCAAGAGATACGGTCAGGCGGCGGTCAAGGCAATTCTAAAGGAACTCAATGCTGATAATATGACAGCTTTGCCGGAAGACAAGCGGGCGGAGTTCTTGGAAAAATTGGAAGGGCTGGGTGACAATAATGCCTGACCGACACGCTCTACTAGGGCCGTCCGGCGCTCACCGTTGGCTAGCCTGCACTCCAAGTGCCCGTATGGAAAAGGGCATTCCGGACGCGGGGAGCCGCTTCGCCCAAGAGGGGACACTAGCCCACCACATAGGAGAACTGCTGCTGCGCCAGCAATGGGAGGGCGCGGATGTTGCCGCCGAACTGGAAGCCGCCCGGGCAGACCCTATGCACTCTGGCGAGATGGACGAGTACATGGAGAGTTACGCGGCCTTTATCGAGGAACGCATGGCGGACGCTAAATCTCGGTGCAATGACCCCCGTATCTTCATCGAGCAGACAGTGCGGTTCGACGAGTATATACCGGAGTCCTTTGGCACAGCGGATTGCTTGATTCTTTCCGACGAGCTGTTGGATGTAATCGACTTGAAGTACGGCCAAGGCGTTCCCGTATCGGCAGAGGGCAACCCGCAGATGCGCATTTACGGGTTGGGATGTTTTCTGGCCCTGTCCTGGGCCTACAAAGTTGAAAAGATCAGAATGACCATCTACCAGCCCCGAATAGACAATATCTCCGCCGCTACCATGACGCGGGATGAACTTCTGGCTTGGGCGGAGAACTACTTAAAACCCCGCGCGGCTCTTGCGTGGGAGGGCAAAGGCGAGTTTTGCCCCAGCGATGAGAACTGCCGGTGGTGCAGGGCTGCGCCGATCTGCAAGGCCAATCGGGACTACCAGATGGCGATTGCCCGTGAGGACTTCGCGGACCCGCCGTATATGTCCTCAGACGAGATCGCGAAAGTGCTGGCACGTCTGCCCGCTCTGCTGAACTGGGCCGAAAGTGTCAAAGCCTATGCTTTGGATGCGGCTATCAACTTTGGGGAGTATTTCCCTGGTTTTAAGGTGGTAGAGGGCAGAAGCAACCGCCGGTACACCGATGAAGATGCCATTGCCCAAGTACTCCGCAAGGCTGGGTACAAGGTGGCCGACATTTATAAGCCCCGTGAACTGCTGGGCCTAACAGCTATGGAAAAACTGATAGGAAAGAAGAAATTCGGAGAACTTGCCGGGGCCTATATTGTCAAGCCTGCTGGATCCCCCACGCTGGTCCCGGAGTCCGACAAGCGGCCGCCGCTGAACACCGCCGCAAAGGCGGCAGAAGATTTTAATGACAATTTTAAGGAGGAATTCAACCATGGCTAAGAACAACAACCCCACTCACGTTATCACCGGCAAGTGCCGCCTGTCCTACGCCCACGTCTGGGAGCCGTCCCGCATGAGCGAGGAGGATCCGTTGAAGTATTCAGCCTGCATCATCGTTCCCAAGTCAGATACGGTCACCATCAACAAGATTAAGGCCGCGGTGGAGGCCGCGATCCAGGACGGCATCAAGTCCAAATGGAAAGGCAAGAAACCCGCAAATCTGAAACTTCCCCTACGGGACGGTGACGAGGGGCGGCCAGAGGACGAGGCGTTTAAGGACAGCTACTTCTTTAACGCCAACGGCCGACGGCAGCCTGGTATTGTGGATATGTCCCGCCAAGACATTCTCGATCAGAGCGAGGTCTATAGCGGGTGCTACTGCCGTTTCTCTGTAGATTTCTATCCCTTTAACGGCAAGCAGAACGGCGTGGCCGCCGGGCTGAACAACATCCAGAAGGTGGCCGATGGTGAGCCTCTGGCTGGCGGGAGCCGCGCCGAGGACGATTTCGACGACGATTTCACCGACGGCGAGGGCGACGATCTTGGCGACATTATGTAGTAGAAATACAAGCCACCCGCCGTCATATAGGCGGCGGGTGGCTTTGTTTCAAGAGTAATACTTGTGGACCAGATTGCGCAAATCTTCGATGTACTGTTGAATCAGTTCGGCATCAAATTTATCATGGCTTAGTTCAAAACGATAGGTTGCCCAGAAGTCAGAAACATCCATCAGCTGTTCGTCAGAATACTTTAAGGACAGGGGTGCCAAAACGGCGACAGCCGCGGACAACGGAGAATCTTCTAAAAAATCCGCCTCGGCGAGTCCCACTACCCCACCACGGTCACAGCCATTATACGCACGTCGGATAATGTGTTCCAATGCATAGGCAGCACTATGGGATATTTTCATCACTATGTATCACCTCCCTTTTATGCTGCAATTCTACTCCACGAAAAACGGAAAGTAAAGAGTATTTTCAAAAATATGTGAAACGTTCTGCATGCAATACGTCCTCTTGACTGCATTTGATTTGTAGATACTTTACAATATGCGTTTTGACTACGCAGAAAGGAAAGCCTGATGTTTATGTCTGTCGACATCGAGACCTATTCTAGCGTCAATTTGCTGAAATCCGGCGTCCGCCCCTACACTGAAGCTCCGGACTTCATGATCCTGTTGATTGCCTACAAGGTAGACTGCCAGCCAACAAAGCTTATTGATCTTGCCGCCTGTGAAGAGAATGAAAAACCATATTCGCTGTTTCCGGAGATAGCCAGCGCTATTCCCCCAGGCGATATACGGGAGTTTCTGTATCTGTTACAGGACGCGGCGGTGGTAAAAACAGCTTACAATGCGGCCTTTGAGAGAACGTGCCTTGCCCGGTACTTCAAGCGTCCCATGCCCCCGGAACAGTGGCAGTGTACGATGGTACAGGCGGCCACCCTGGGACTTCCCGGGACGCTGGCGAAGGTGGGGGCGGTCCTGGGGCTGGAACGGCAGAAGATGGAGGAAGGGAAAGACCTAATCCGATATTTCTGCTCCCCGACCAGGGATGGTACCCGGCATTACCCCCAAGACGCCCCAGAGAAGTGGGAACTGTTCCGTCGGTATAACGTCCGGGACGTGGACGTGGAAACTACCATCCGGGAGAAACTGTCCCGCTGGCCCCGTCCGCAGGCGGAACTTGATGCATGGGCACTGGACCAGAAAATCAATGACCGGGGTGTACTCCTGGATCAAACGCTGCTGAAAAAGGCCCTGGAGCTGGACGGTATCTATTCTGAACGGCTGATGGGTGAGACCCGGGAGCTGACAGGGCTGGACAATCCCCGGAGCGATACCCAGCTGAAAGCATGGCTGGCCGAGCGGGGTCTTGAAACAACCAGCCTGGACAAGAAGAGTATCCTCCCACTTCTGGAGGCGGCACCGGATGATACCACCCGGCGCGTCCTTCAGCTCCGGCAAGAGTTCGGAAAAACCTCTGTTTCCAAGTATGCGGCCATGAAGCGTGGACTGTGCGAGAATGGCCGGGTGCATAACCTGCTGCAATACTATGGCGCAGGGCGGACAGGCCGATGGTGCTTGACTGGCGATCACGAGGTCTTGACGCCTGCCGGGTGGGTGCGGTTTGATAGATGGGGCGGCGGTGAGATTGCCTGCTGGGCACCGCAAACGGAAGCCCTTTCCTTTCAACAGGCGACCGCGCTTTGTTTTGACTACGCTGGTGAAATGGTTTCGATCATAACTCAACGCTGCGAGCAGTGCAGCACACTCGATCATAAGATGCCGTATTTAGAAAAAAACGGCTCTTGGGAAGCAGCTGAAATCGGCGTCCTATCCCAGCATAGATTTACCATCCCTTATACGGGAAAACGACAAGGGACAAACAGCTCGGAGCCGTACCAGCTGCGTGTTTTGATTATGACACAAGCTGACGGGCATTACACCAACAACGGGGATTTACGGTACCATTTTAGTAAAATACGGAAAATGGAGCGGTGCAAATATCTTCTTCGTAAATGCCAAATTCCATTCTTGGAAAACGAGCATACGAATGGAAGCTGCACCATTACGATTAAAAACCGGTATATGCCTATATGGTTAAAACAGTTCAAAGATAAGGTTTTTGGATATTGGCTGCTGGATGAGTCTCCGGATATTCTATTTGATGAACTTCCCCTGTGGGACGGGTATAACTGTGGCCCAAACTCTATCCAGTACACAACAGTGGTTAAGACAAATGCAGAGATTATCCAGGCCGCCGCTGTGCTGTCCGGACGCTCTGCGACGCTTATTACAAAACTGAGAAAGGCGAAAAATGCAAACTGGAACGATGCGTATATCGTAAACATCTGGAATACTCCCGGACATGGACAGACGGTGCGGATTGAAAATGTCAGCAGGAGTATATACCACGGCAAGGTCTACTGCGCTGAAACGAAAACCGGATATTTTCTGGTCAGAAGAAAGGGAAAGGTGTGGATAACCGGAAATTCCGGGCGGCAGGTTCAAGTTCAAAACCTCCCACAAAACAAGCTCCGGGATCTGTCCACCGCCCGCCAGCTGGTCCGCGATGGAGATTTTGACCTGCTGGAAATGGCCTATGGTCCCCCGCCCTTCGTCCTCTCCCAGCTGATACGGACCACGTTCATCCCCTCGGAGGGTTGCCGCTTCATCATAGCGGACTACAGCGCAATCGAAGCGCGGGTGCTGGCGTGGCTGGCGGGAGAGAAGTGGGTGCTGAAGGAGTTCTACGGGGACGGCCTGATTTATGAAGCCACCGCCTCCATGATGTTCCACGTTCCCAAGGAGGACATCAAGAAGGGGGGCTCCCGCGCCGATCTGCGCTCAAAGGGCAAGGTGGCTACACTGGCCTGTGGATATCAGGGGAGCGTTGGCGCACTGGTTCAGATGGGCGCCCTGGAATCGGGCATCCCCGAGGATGAACTGCCAGGAATCGTGAAGATGTGGCGCAAGGCCAATACGAATATCGTCCGCTTCTGGTATGACGTGGAGGATGCAGCGATCAGCGCGGTCCAAGGCAATCCAACCGCGCTTGACCATGGTATCCGGTTTGAGTGCGAGGCGGACTATCTATTTATCACGCTCCCTTCCGGGCGGCGATTGGCCTACTACCAACCAGAGCTTCAGCCGGAACCGAAGTTTGACAAGATGGGCCTTACCTACAAGGGCATGGGCCAGAACAAACAGTATATCCGGCAAAAAACCTATGGCGGGAAGCTGGTGGAGAATATCACCCAAGCCACCGCCCGGGACTGTCTGCGGGATGCTATGACCGCTCTGGATGCCGCCGGATACCGCATTGTTTTCCATGTCCATGATGAAGTCATAGCGGATATGCCTACGGGTACCGGCTCTCTGGCGGAAATGCAGGAGATTATGGGACGCCCGTTGTCTTGGGCTCCAAGTCTGCCCCTTCGGGCGGCCGGCTTCGAGGCGGATTTCTACATGAAGGATTAAGGGGGGCATGGAATGAGAAAAGCGATTGCAATCGATTTTGATGGTTGTCTATGCGAGGACGCGTACCCTCAGATTGGTGACCCGCATTGGGATGTCATTTCTTTAGCGATTCAAGAGCAACGGTCGGGAGCGGGGTTAATCCTATGGACCTGTCGGGAAGGTCGGCTTCTCCAAGAGGCGGTAGCTGCCTGCGCCCGGTGGGGGTTGAATTTTGACGCTGTAAATGAAAGTTTACCAGAATGGATTGCCGCTTTTGGAACGCGGCCCCGGAAGGTTGGAGCTACCGAGTATTGGGATGATCGAGCGATACGCGTTCAGTAGGAGGAAACTATGCCAAATTTGAAATATGATGGGGAGATTCATATTGCCGTCTACCCCTCCAGGCAGACGAAAGTCGGCCAGAACAAAAAGCTCCAGTGGTCCGCGTTCCTTGACCAGCTTCTCAGCACGACCCGGACGAAGGAAACCATACGGGACTACTTCAAGATGGGGCGCAAGGAACAGGACACCATCAAGGACGTTGGCGGATTCGTCGGGGGCTGGCTGAAAGGCGGCCGCCGCAAGACGGGTTGTGTGGAACACCGCACGCTGCTCACCCTGGACGCTGATCTTGCCCAGGCGGATTTGCTGGATATGTTCGATCTGTCCTACGGCTGTGCGGCGGCGGTCTACTCTACCCACAAGCACACCCCGGAAAAGCCCCGGCTTCGGTTTATCGCTCCCCTCAACCACCCCGTGACCGCCGAGGAATACGAGGCCATTGGCCGGCGCGTGGCCTATGATATAGGCATAGACCAATTCGACGACACCAGCTACCAGCCCACGCGCCTGATGTTCTACGCCAGTACCGCGGCGGACGGGGAATTTTTCAAAGACTTCCGGGATGGCCCCTGGCTGGACCCGGATGCGGTACTGGGGCAATACCACGATTGGCGCGACACGTCCTATTGGCCCACGTCCTCCAGGATGGCGGATGTCCGAAAGCGGGAGGCCAAGAAGCAAGGGGACCCCTTGGAGAAGCCCGGCATCGTGGGGGCGTTCTGCCGGTGCTATGACATCGATGCAGCGCTTGAGAAATTCCTGCCGGGTGTTTACACTCCTTGCGCAATAGCTGACCGCTACACCTACGCCAAGGGCTCCACATCGGCGGGGCTGGTCCTCTACGACAACGGCCTGTTCGCCTACTCCAACCACGCCACTGATCCCGCCTCCGGAAAGCTGTGCAACGCCTTTGATCTGGTCCGTATCCATCTATACGGGGAACAGGACGAGGACACTTCCCCCGACACGCCTATGAGCCGCCGGCCGTCGTTCCTGTCTATGCAGGACTTGGCGGCGGGGGATACGGAGGTAAAACGCCTGCTGAATCGGGAGCGCCTGGATCGGGCCAAGGCCGACTTTGAAAGCCCAATTACAGACATGGACGATGAAAGCTGGGCTGAAGAACTGGAAGTGGACCGCAAAGGCAAGGTGCTTTCTACTATTGACAACGTGTATATCATCCTGCTCCACGACCCGCTATTGAAAGGTGCGGTGTGCTACAACGATCTAAAAGTGCGTCCTGTGGCCCTGCGGTCCCTGCCTTGGAGGAAGGTGGCCGACACGGTGAACGGAAGTACCTGGACCGACGCTGATGACAGCGCCCTCCGGCGGTATCTGGAGAAAATCTATAAGCTGACAGGAAAGGAGAAAATTATGGATGGCATGATAAATGCGGCCAAGGACCATTCTATTCACCCTATCAAAGACTATCTGGAAAGCCTCTCATGGGATGGTGTGCCCCGCCTGGACACCCTCTTAGTAGATTACCTTGGTGCGGAGGATACACCGTACATACGGGCGGTCACGCGCAAAACATTCACGGCAGCGGTAGCCCGTATCTTTAACCCCGGCTGCAAATTCGATTTTGTGTTGGTACTGGCGGGCCCCCAGGGGCGCGGCAAGAGTACGCTGGTGGCGAAGATGTCCAAGGGCTGGTACACGGATAGCCTATCGGGGATCGGGACCAAGGAGGCCTTTGAGGGCATTCAGGGGTATTGGCTGGTGGAGCTGGGAGAGCTGGCTGCTATGCGCAAGCTGGAAATCGAGACCATTAAGAACTTTATCAGTAAGCAGGTGGACAGCTACCGGGCCGCTTATGGACGCCGGGTAGAGGATCACCCCCGCCAGTGCATCTTCATAGGCACCACCAATTCTACCAGCTTTCTCCGGGACGATACCGGTAACCGCCGGTTCTGGCCGGTAAGGCTGGGAGATCGGCCTCCAGCGAAAACCGTATGGTACGACCTGACGGCACCGGTCATTGACCAGCTATGGGCCGAGGCGGCAGCGCTGTATAACAGCGGCGAAACCCTGTTCCTGCCCCCTGAGCTGGATGCGCAGGCGCAGGAACAGCAGGCGAGATTTACCGAGGATGACCCCCGGCGCGGGCTGGTGGAGGATTTTCTGGCTGTCCAGCTCCCGGCAGATTGGAAAACCCGAAGCAAGGGCGAACGGCAGAGCTGGTTCATGGAGAGCGCGTCCATCAGGACGGTTGGAGAACACCTCCGGGAGTACATCAGCGCTGTGGAGGTTTGGTCCGAGTGTTTTGGGAACAATCCGAGCCGCTTTCCCCGGCAGGACCGGGGGGAAGTCAACACCATTCTGCGGCAGCTTCCAGGCTGGGAAGAGGAAACCGGGCGGCAGCGGTGCGGGCCGTATGGGCTTCAAATCCGTTTCCGGCGCGTATCCGCAGAGCTGTAAGGACTGATACGAGGGTTACAAGCAGTGTATCAAAAATCTCTGTCGTATCCGTAGTCCGGATACGGCTCAACGCCAGTGATTTCAAGGCATAAGGCCCTCTGTATCCCAAGTATCAGTTTCTATTATGAAATATATAAATTAAAGAGAAATTACACGCTTAGCGCGCTTAATGCGCGTATGTGTATACGCGCGCGTGCGCGAGAAACAGAGACACACCGAAAACTCCAACGGGTTATAAATTGGGAGGCACCTATGGAAAAAGCAGTAGAGACGTACCTGCGGGAGCAGGTGCGCAAGGCCGGCGGACTGGCATTGAAACTGGTTTGCCCCGGCTGGACTGGTGTGCCGGACCGCCTCATTCTTTTACCGGGCGGACGGATATTCTTCGCGGAAACCAAAGACCTAGGGAAAACACCGAAGCGGCGGCAGAAATATGTGCATAGCCGGCTCCGAGAGCTGGGCTTCACCGTGTTTGTCCCGGACAGTAAAGAAGCCGTAGACCAGATGATGGTTTACATAACAAGTGAGGTGGGGAATTGATGGAGAATGAAGGTAAAATGGCATATAAGAATTGCTGGGACCATCCGTTTTCTGATCGAGTGTGGCACGAGTGTGGAGCTTGCAGGGGTATAGTATCAAAAAAGGCAAAGGTCTGTCGGCATCATGGTGCAACCTTTATCGGGGCATATTTTGGATATTCCAGACCCCGGAAAGAAGAGCTTGCTGAACGGAAGGTGAGGGATTGTGAAATATAGACCACACCCCTATCAGACATTTTGTATTGACTATGCCTTGGGTCACTCCGCCGCCGGCCTATTCCTAAAGCCTGGCATGGGGAAAACGTCTATCGCATTGACGGCGGCGGACCGGCTTCTATATGATAGCTTCGAGGTATCTAAGGTCCTGGTGATTGCCCCTTTGCGGGTAGCGGAGGATACCTGGAGCCGGGAGAGCGAGAAGTGGGACCACCTGAAGCACCTGCGTGTGAGCCGGGTGTTGGGAAGTGCACGGGAGCGTCGGGCGGCACTGGCGAGAAAAGCGGACGTATATTGCATTAACCGTGAGAACGTCCCATGGCTGGTGAAAGCGTATGGACTTGGCTGGCCTTTCGACATAGTGATTGTCGATGAGCTGTCCAGCTTCCGCAATCCCAGTGCCCAGCGATTTAAGGCGCTGCGGAAGGTTCGGCCATTGATAAAGCACCTGTGGGGCTTGACGGGGACTCCCCGTCCCCGGAGCCTGCTGGACCTGTGGGCACAGGTATACTTACTGGACCAAGGGATACGGCTGGGCCAA